GTTTCGGGGCTTTCGCCGCCGCGCGGCACGGATGCGCAGAGAGAGGCGAGCGCGGCTGCGATCGCGCGCGGCGGGCGGCAGGCGATCGAAGCGCTTCCGTTTCATCCGCGCCACGCCGAACGCCTCGCGCCCGCGGTGAAGGCCGAGATGCTCGCCGATGCGGAGCGCCTCTCGCCGGAGGGTGTGGCCCAAGCGATCCGCCATACGGTGCCGGGGCTTTCGGCGATCACCGATCTCGGCCGCACCGCCGTGCCGACCCTGCTCGTCAACGGCGCGTGGGACAAGGCTTTCCAGCCGTTGCGCAACCGCGCCGCGGCGGTGTTGCCTTCGATGCGCGTCGCCGATCTCGACGGCGGCCACGCCATCAATGCCGAAGCGCCGGAGGCTTTCGATCGCGAAGTCCGGCAGTTCATGAGCCGTAATGGGCGTTGACAACGACGATGCGATATGCACTCTTTTCGCGTAACAGAGCAGCAGAACGAATTGGGCGGGGCCACAATGGGGTTGAAGGCAAAGCGAAAAGCAGCAGCGGCGGATCTGGTTGACCGGCCCGCGATCATCCAGTTCGATCACGTGCGCGATCGCACCCTCGCCGTGGCTTCCGGCTCGCCGCAAGGCTGGCGCCGCAAGGACCCGCTCGACGCTACCTTCGACCGCGGCCAACTCGGCGGCGGAGACCCGCGGTACACGGCGAGCCAGCGCCGCGAAGCGGGCGAGTTCTATGCCCGCCTGTTCGCCTCGGCTCAGCAGAGCGGGCGAGATTCAACAGAAATCAACCCGGTAACGGCCCGGTCGACTCGCGGCACGCCGCTCTCGCATTCGCAAGCCGAGGCGCTGCGCGAATTGGTTGTTCTCGAGCGCCGCATGGGCGCGCGCGACGCGAAGATCGTGCGCATGGTGTGCGGCGAGGGCCATTATCCGAGCGAAGCTGTGCGCGCGGTCTGCAGCGACTATCGCCACTCGGTGCCCGCTCGATTCCGCGAAGCACTCGATGCCCTGATCGAAGCCATTGCGGCAGGGCGGCCCGCCAAAGCTCCCGCTGGACCGGAATGATCTGGCGCGACAGATCGGCCGACCCTCATGTCTTTGTTTCCAAATGAAATTTTCAGCGCGAGCAGAAATATGCAAAAATATGCAAAATCACGCTTGACGCGTTTCTAAAACGAAGCTATTCCTTTTGCCATGCCTCGGTGGTGCGCCCAACCTAGCGCGCGCAAGTTGATGCACTCCAAAACTGCTTCCAGCAAAGCTCTGTTCGCCATATGGGCTCACTCGAATCCGATTCTGCATTGGACGGGCAGAAGCGCATAATCCAAGCGGAGGCGGGCGGCCCTTCCTTGGACGCGTTCGGGGTCAGTTCCAGGAAAAGTGAATAGATACTGCTGAATAATCAACGACTTGCAAAATAATTCGCATTACGATGCGAATTGCAGTTGACTCGCTTCTAAAAGCATAGTACTCGTTTTGTCATGCCTCGGTGGTGCGCCTGAAGTGGCGCCTGCGGGGCGTTTCCAAAAAACCGAAATCAGCCTTCCGTCCTCTGCGGTCCGTTCGCGAGCTTCGGCCTGAGCCGAAGCTTCGGCGCACATGCGGGAGGACAGGCCTCCAGTCGCCCGCCGCACGCAGGAGACCAATAGGTCCCGTGACGCGCAGGGCGGCTGGAGGGCGGATCGAAGTCGTCTGCGCAGGTCGCCTGGCCCATCTTCTACGCGCTGCCGACACCTCCCTCGAAACGGGGAACGAGAAGTTGTCGATGGAGCGGGTGAATGAAAAAGCCGCCGACCGCCGCGAAAGTGGCGGCCGACAAAAGTGCGCGCGCCCGCCGTTCCAGATTGAGAGTCTGGAAAGCGAAAACCGGCGCGCTCGAAAAAAGGAACAGAGATCTTCAGCTCCAGGTTCAAGGCCTAACCAAGAGGCTCGAGGTCCAGAATCGACTCTTCGCTGAATTGACAAAGCAGCGTTCGGAGCAGCCGCAAGAAACACTGTTAAACGATTTTGCGCGAGTGCTGAGAGACATCGCGTTTGGCGATGGAGCGCCAGGCTCAAAGATTGCGGCCATCAAAGAGTACCTGCGCTCGTTTTCACACGGTTTTCACCCGAACGGGACAATTCAAGGCAGCAACACAAGGGGGATCAAATTCACATGGCAAAGCTCGAACATGGAGAACCTGCCGCCGCCGGAACCCGAACTGAGACTGCTGATAAAGCCGTCCCCGTCGTATCCTCCCGTTACTCCCCCCGCGAAATCTGGCGACCCTTCCACTGCAGCTGCGTCAGGTTCCGAATCGTTGTGGCCCATCGCCGTGCCGGAAAAACCCTGGCGATCATCAACGAGCTGATCTGGCGGGCGATTGAAGCATCGAGGCCGCATGCACGCTTCGCCTACATCGCCCCATTCCTCAAGCAGGCGAAAGCGATCGCGTGGGACTATTTCAAGCGCTATGTGCCGGCGGGCCTCGCCGTATTCAATGAGAACGAACTTCGAATTGATTTTGGCAATGGTGCACGCATTCAACTCTTCGGCGCCGACAATGCAGCTGCTTTGCGCGGGCATTACTTTGACGGCGTGGTACTCGACGAGTATGGCGACACCGATCCTTCGGTCTTCAACGAGGTGATCCGGCCCGCACTCGCCGATCGGCAGGGTTTTGCGGTCTTCGCCGGCACCTCCCGCGGCCGCAACCACTTCCACACGCTGGTTGAGCAGGCGCGCAGGGGTTTGCCCGATCATCAGCTGTTTGATCTCAAAGCCAGCCAAACGCATGTGCTGCCGCAAGGAGAGCTCGACGCGGCGCGCTCGAGCATGGGCGAACACGCCTACAACCGTGAGATGGAGACCAGCTTCGACGCGCCGATCGAGGGTACCTATTACGCCGGCGATATTTTCCGTGCGGATCTCGACGGGCGCATCTGCGATTTTCTGCCCGTCGAACCCACCGTGCGCGTGAATACGGCGTGGGACATTGGCGTCGACGATTTGACGGCAATCTGGTTTTTCCAGGAGGTAGGGCGCGAAGTGAGGATCATTGGGTATCTGGAGACCTCGGGCGAAGGAGTCGCCGATGTCGTGCGCCGGCTCGAAGAGATAGGCTATCGCTACGGACGGCACCTGATGCCGCACGATGCAGCGGCGCGCGAGATCGGCACGGGCAAATCCTACAGGGAATTGGCCGAAGCCTGCGGACTGCGGAACATCGAGATCGTGCCGCGCACCGAAAGCCTCGTGAGTGCGATCAATGCAACGCGGCTTTTCATCGCCCGCTGCTGGTTTGATCGCACCCGCTGCGCAAAGGGACTCGAGGCCCTGAGACAATATGGGCGCGAATGGGATGACAGCCGCAAGGCGTTTCGCGAACGGCCGCGGCACGACTGGGCCAGCCACGCGGCGGATGCATTTCGGACGCTAGCGCACGGGCGCCCGCCGGTGCGCGAAAGGCCGACGCCCATCGAGGTGCCGAATTTCGGCGTGGTTTAGAGGAATTTTCGGAATGGCGAGAACGGCAATCGGCGCCGTGACCTTTCAAGCGGTCGCGGATCCTGATCTGACGCAAGCGAAGTTCGACAATGGCGGTGCGTCGGGCGACACGACGGCGGTGGCTGCGGCTGCTGGCAAGGCGACGCGACTCTACCGGCTGCTGCTGGTCGTATCCGGCGCGACCAACATCACCATCAAGGACGGCTCGACGGCGCTCACTGGCGCGATGCCGATTGCCGCGAACGGATCGATCACGCTCGATTTCTCCGGCGAGCCCTGGTTCGTCGGATCGAACAACACGAACTTCATCGTCAATTCTTCCAACGCTGTGAATGTCGAAGGCAGCGTCTGGTACACGCAAGGCTGATCCATGAAATTCGGATGTGTTTTCGCTGCGCTCGCGGCGGCGCTCACGCTTGCTCTCGCTGGTTCAGCCGTGGGCAGCAACGTTGGGGGCGGTAGCGGTGGTAGTAGTACGCCGGGTGGTAGCGCCAACCAGGTTGAGTACAACGCCAACAACGTTTTCGGCGGTGTCGGCGGCGTCACCGTCGCGAACGGGTTGAACTTCGTCCAGAACAACACCGCCCTCTTCAGCCAGATGGGCGCGACCGTCGATAACTGGGGCGACAGCGTCACCAATTGCTCCGGTGGCGGATGCGACAATACCAGCGGCTACGCTTATCTGATCGACTACGACAATGGCGGGGCATTCAACAATCACGGCCGCGGCGGCGAGATGGTCTGCGACAATCTCGATGCCACGAACTCCGACGGGCCGTTCAACCAGTCTGCCGCGACGCAATCGAAACCGATCCTGAACACGGTCAATTTCGGGATCAATGACGCCGATCAGAAAGGCGCCGGCACCTACGAAGCAGTTTACAAGGGCTGTTTGCAGGCCGACGTTATTTGGCTCGCGACGCCCTCCAACTTCGAAACCGCAGCACAAGCTTGCTCATCCACAGGAACCTGGGCCAACGATAGCCTTGCGGGAGGAACAGTCGGACGCCACTCGACAACAAATGCGAGCACGCTTGCCTGTAACATCACGGTCAGCGGCGGCGTCGTCTACATCATCTATGGCGCGACGGACGGAGACGCCGGCACCTTCACCTATCAGGTGGACAGCGGTGGAACCACGACCGTTAATTGTTTCACGTCACCGGCGATCGCAACGCTCAATGGCGCTACGAGCGCGTTGCTGGCTGTCCGTATTTCGGGGATCAGCAACGGCGCGCATACCATCAACATCAACGTCACGTCGGCAACTGGCGCGGGCAATCTTGTCGATATCTGGATGGTCTCGACTGTCCCCAACGTGGCCTATACCTCGACCAGTTCCGTGCTCGTCACTGGCGTCATCAAGCAACAGAACGACACTAAATCGGCCGCGACCGCTGCTTACGATAGCGACAGCTCAACCGTTGCGAACCAGCTTCAGAGCGATGGCCTTCCCGTCTATTGGATCAACGTTCGAAATTACGTCAATTCGACTTCGGACATGTTCAATACCCTGCATCCCACTTCAACCGGGCAGGAACATTTGCGCGAGGCTATCGAAGCTGTCGCGGAGATTCCGCGGCTCGAATTGCCGAAGCAGGTTGTGGGCTCGAACGGCGTCAATCCGCCGATTTATTATTCATTCAATCCGAACAACCTTGCTGGCGATACGACCAACCTCGCCGGAGGGTTTTCGATCTACGGCTGCGCGAGCGGTTGCAGTAACAACTGGTACGGCGTTGACCTCGGAGATAAAAGTAGTTTCCCGAATGGCTTTTTCACAAGAGTCTTTGCGCAAAGCGGAAACATCTGTTTCGCTTCTGTCTCGCAAACAGCGGGGCCGAGCCTCGTACAATCATCATTCACGAACGAGGCGTGCGCTGATTCCAGTGGCCTTAACGTACCGAGCGGAAATCAATATCGCTTCAACGGCGACACAGGTCTCTCCCGCGATGCGGCCGACGTGATCGACTGCGGAAACGGATCGAACGGGAACAAGTCCTGCACATTCAATCTCACCACTGAGGGTCTGCAGGGCGTGACCGTCGCATCGCTTCCGGCTTCGCCTATTGCGGGCATGGTTGCCTACGTCACCGACGCGAATGCGGCGTGTACCGCCGGCTCGACCGTCGCTGGAGGCGGTTCGACCAAGTGCTTCGTCGGATACAACGGCGCGGCGTGGAAAGACTTCGGGATTTAGGTGAGCACGAACGACAATCCGGCCCCTCCAGTTTCGAATGACGACGAGGGCAAAAAGCCGGACAGCCGCTACACGCCCGCCGAATTGCTCAAGATCGTTGCCGACGAGCGCCGGCGCTCCATCGGCTTCGACTATGCGAGCACGATCTCTTCCGTCGTCTCCGGGGACCGCATCACAGCGATGCAGTACCTCAAGGGCGAGATGCCGGACATCCTGAGTCTGCCGAATCGCTCGACGGCAGTCTCGACGGACATTGCCGATGCTGTTCATACCGTCATGCCGGACCTGATGGAGATTTTCACCGGCGGTGACGATGTGGCGGCCTTCACGCCGCAAGGCCCGCAGGACGAACAGCAGGCCGAGCAGGAGACCGACTACGTCAATCACGTCGTCTTCCGAGAGAATAACGGGTTCATGATCTTTCACGATCTGTTCCACGATGCCCTGGTCGAAAAGGTCGGGATCGCGACGTGGTTCTGGGCCGACGATGTCGAGACCAACGAGGAAGAGTTCAAAGGCAAAAACATTGCCGAGGTGCAGCTGGCCGAGAGGGACGGCGAGATCAGCGAACTCAAACCGAATGGTACGATCGACCACATTTTGGGTACGCTTTACGATTTCACGCTGACGCGCACCAAGGATCGTTCCACCGTCAAGGTGATGACGGTGGCGCCGGACGATTTCACCATTGCGGCCGACGCGGCGAGCATAGAAGACGCCACCTACTGCGCCATGCGGGCGCGGCCCCGGGCGCAGGAATTAAAAGCGCAAGGGTACGACCCCGCCGTTGTCGATACGCTTCCGCCTTACGGCACTGACAAGAACACCACGACAGAACTTGCGAGGGACACGGCCGGCGAACACAGCCAGGGCATCGCCGACATGGGCGGGCAGGGCGATTTCCGCGTCGTGGAGGTCGTCACCCATTACCTGAAATGCGTGAGCGAGGATGGCGAGCCAGAGATTTGGCGCGTCGTCACCGGCGGCGGCGAGACAATTTTCCTCGAAGCCGAGTTGGTCAATCGCGTGAACTTCGCGGCGATCACGCCTTATCCGGTCGCACATCGCTTCTATGGCCGTGCTCTCGCCGATCTCCTCGTCGAGGTGCAGCGGATCAAGACCATCCTGACCCGCATGGCGCTCGACAGTGGCTATTTCGCTTTGAACCAGCGGATGCAGGTCTCCGAAGACGCGATGAGCGCCAACACGATTTCGGACCTGCTCAGGAACGAGCCGGGCTTTCCGATCCGCTCCAAGAACGGGCAGGCGGTCACGCCGATCGAAAGTCCGGGGCTTTCATTCGACGTGTTCGGGGCGCTCGAATATTTCTCGACCGTGGCCGAGAGCCGCACGGGCGTGGTCAGGAACGCGCAAGGGCTCAACCCCGACACGCTGCACGATACCGCCAAGGGTGCGATGGCACTCATGAACGCCGCCGCGAAGCGGGTAAGGCTGATCGCGCGCATCTTTGCGGAGACCGGCATTCGCGACCTGTTCCTGGGCGTTCACGCGACGATCCGGGAGAACGCGAGCGCGCCACGGATTGCGCGGCTGAAGGGTCAATGGGTCACTGTAGACCCGACCACCTGGGCCGAGCGCAATGACATGAACATCGAGATCGGGCTGGGTGCTTCGGGCAAGGAATTCGAGGTTGCCGCACTCAACCAGGTCGCGGCCGTGATGCAGACCATCGTGACCGAACAAGGGGGCGCACAAGGCCCGATCGTCACTTCGGCCAATGTGTACAACGCGGCCAAGCGCCTGTTCATGAAGCTTGGCATCAAGACGCCGGAATTGTTCCTGACCGATCCGGCGACGATGCCGGCACCGCAAGGACCGCCGCCCGACCCGAAGATGCTGCAGGTCCAACTCGAGCATCAGCGGGAATTGCAGAAGCAGCAATCGGATCAGGCGCTGGCGCAACAGAAGGTCGAACAGGACGCGGCGTTCAACATGGCAAAGCTGCAGAGCGATGCGGCCTTGAGACGCTACGAGATCGACAAGAAGTCCGAGACGGAAGTGATCATGGCGGCACGAAGCGCCAACCCGTGGCCGCACGAACAGTTGGAGGCAACATGAAATCCGTGAAGATCAATGGCGGTCATAACTGTCCGAAATGCCAAAAGCCCATGCAGCGCTATCGGCACGCAGATGATTGGATGCCATCGGCAGAACAGAGGTACTGGTTTGTCTATTGGGACAGATGCAAATCATGCGGCCACTTTCAGCGCTACGAAGACGCGAAAACGACATTCGATAAAGCGTTGCGCGCAGCAGAGGCCTTGGTCTCGGTTAGCGTTGCATACCGGGACAGACCAAGTTTGCTTTTGCACAGAGATAGAGATGGATTTGTGACTTTCAGGATCGATGAAGAGGATTCTGAATGCGATATGATCCTATTTGGTGCCGCTTTGAAGTTCAGTGCACTTGGTGCTGTCTTTTTGGATAGGACGGACACAGGTGAGAAAACGCTGAGAGTGCGCCCGGGCCACGTTCCTGCATGAACGTCGAAGAATCGAGGCGCAAGGGCCAGCGTACGCTCAAGGAGCTGACAGAAACCGACGAGGCGTTCGACAGGCTTCGCGCGGGTTTCGTGGCGCGACTTTTGGAGACCGACCCGAAAGAATCCGAAGAGCGCGAGCAGCTCTATTTGGCTGTCAAAGTGCTCGACAAGGTGCGCGCAACCATGATTGCGGTCGTGCGGAGCGCACAGGACACCCAATTGATCGAAGAAGCGGCGGATGCGTTCCGCAAGCAAACGAAGGTGAAGAATGGCTGATTTCCTGAGCGTTGACGGCGCTGCGGCGCTGCTCGACCAGCAAGCAAACCCTGCGCCGGAAGCTTCTGCGGAAGTGGCACTGGAGCAACCAAAGCCAGAAGCCGAACAACAGAACGCGGCGCCCGAGGGCGCGGACCTCACGGCGCCAGGCGAAGCCGAAAATGAGGAGCAAGCGCCGGCAGAAACCGAACCGCCACGGGCGCCGCCGCAACACTGGAACGCGGCCGAGCGCGAATTGTTCTCAAAGCTTGCGCCCGATGTGCAGGACGCGCTTCTTGCACAGGAAGGAAAGCGCGAGAGCGTCGTACAGAAGGCAAAGCAGGACGCGCAAGCCGCAAAGCAGGCGGCGGACCAGGAGCGCCTCGCCATCAACCAGCGCGTTCAGGCGCTCGATGCCATTCTGCCGCAAGCGCTCTCGACCTTTCAGAGCCGCTGGCAGAATGTCGAGTGGGCGACCTTGCCGGACCAAGTGGGTGCGGAGGCCGCGTTCAAGCTTCGGGCGCAGTTCGATGCCGAGAGGGAACAGGTCGCAAGGCTGACACAAGCCCAGCGCGACGCGATGGCCGAAGCGCAGCGCCAGTTCGTACAGTCGGAATCCGAAGCGCTGAAGACTGTCGCGCCCGACCTCGTGGACGCGAAAGAGGGCCAGCAAAGGCGTGCCCATCTCGGCCAGTTCTTGATTGAAGAAGGATTTCCCCGCGACCGGATCGCTCTTATGAGCGCGAAGGAAGCGGCGATCGCGTATGACGCCATGCGTTGGCGTTCCGCGCAAAAGGCGGCTGCGGCCGCAAAAACCAAGCCCGCGCAAGTAGCGCCGACACCGAGGCAGACGGCTGCGGCTGTCAGGCCAAGTGCCACGACCACGACGCGCAATCCGCAATCTGCACGCATCCAGGCCCTCATGGCGAAACCGCGCTTGAGCATCGCCGAGGCCACGGAGCTGCAAAACCTGAGGAGCGGCACCGCCGCTTAAACTGATATGTCGGCTCTTGCCAACACGACCACCAGCCTTGTCTCCATCGGCAACCGCGAAGATCTGGAAGACGTGATCTATCGCGTCGCGCCGGAAGAGACGCCTTTCACAAACAACGTCGGCACCGTGAAATGCACGGGCGTCTTCCATGAATGGCAGACGGAAAGTCTCGCTTCCGCGTCCGGCACCAACGCCGCCCTCGAAGGCGATGACAGCCCGGCACTCGGCGCGCCCAACCTCACGACCCGCGTGGGCAATTACAACCAGATCGTCCGCAAGGTTGGCGGCGTGTCGCGCACCGAGGAAATCGTCAAGAAGGCGGGCCGTGTCAGCGAACTCAACCGCCAGAAGACGCTGAAGGGCCTCGAGGCAAAACGCGACCTCGAGATGAGCCTGCTCGGCAATTACGCGTCCAACGTGGAATCCGGCGGCACGCCGCGCCACCTGGGCGGGTTCCTGTCGTGGCTGACCTCAAACGTGTCTCGCGGCACAGGCGGATCGTCTGGCGGGTTCTCGGGCGGCGTCACTTCGACGGCGACCGCGGGCACTAATCGCACGCTGACGGAATCCCTCGTCAAGACGGTGCTTTCCAGCATCTTCAACAACGCGGGCAAGGCGATCAATGGCTGGCAGGCCTACATGAGCGCGTCCGACAAGCAGGTATTCAGTGGCTTCACCGGCATTGCATCCATCCGCAAGGATGTGCCGGGCGACGAGATGGCGACGATCATCGGAGCGGCGGACGTTTATGTCTCCGACTTCGGTAATCTCGCGCTCATCCCGCATCCCTATGGCGTCTCCAACCAGGTCATCATCGTTCATCCGGAGATGGCTGCGGTCGGTACGCTCGACGGCTGGAAGTCGGTGCCTCTCGCACAGACCGGCGACGCCGAGCGCTTCATGATCATCGGCGAGAAGACGCTGGTCATGAAGAACGAGAAGGCCCATGGCGTGGTCGCCGACGTCACCTGATAGCGGCTGATCTGGTCGGTTTGTTCTCCCCGGACCCGGCTGACGCTCGCGCGCGCTCTGGCATCCCACAGGGTGCGCGCACCCCTTTCCTCTTTTCGGAGTTACCGAAATGGCTACTGACAGACAATTCGAAGGTGCGCGCGGCGTTTCCTATGCCGCTGGCGGCCTCATTCAATATTCCTATACCGACGCCGTCACGGCGCATGCTGGCGGCGGCCAAGGTTCTGCCGTCCAGCTTTCCGCCCAGATCACCAACGTGACCACCGTGGCCACAGCTGGCGATAGCGTGAAGCTGCCGCCTGCCACGGCGATCAACATCTATCCGGACGGGCCGGCCGACAATCGTGGCGTGCTCTTCATCGTCATCAATTCGGGCGCGAATACGCTGGCGGTCTTTCCGGACTCCGGATCCACCATCAATGGCGGCTCGGCGAATGCGAGCGTAAACGTGGCGGCAGGCGATGTCGCGCTCTTCTGGCAGACGAGCGCGGGCGCGTGGTTCACGGCCGACCAGTCGCAGAAGACCTTCGGCTCGATCACCCTGACAAGCGGCAGCTACATCTTCGAAAGCGCTGCCACCGGCATCACTGCGGGCACCACGCGCACGCAGGCAGGTGCCACCGCACTCGCGCAGGAAGTGAACCGTGTCGATACTTCGACAGCGCCTACTGCCGGGTCTCTTCTTGGCGATGGCGTGAAGCTGCCCGCTTCTGCGGCAGGTCTGACCGTCCTCGTCTGGAACAACACCAACAATCCTGTGCAGCTCTATGGCACGGGCTCCGACACAGTGAACGGCGTTGTTGGCTCGACCGGCATCGCCATTCCAGCAAACGGCGTCTACCTCGCTGTCTGTGCAGCGGCTGGTGCCTGGATCGTGGACGGAACCGGCATGGGCAATGCGTCGGGCTTCGCCACGGAAACATCCGTGGACAGCATCACCGCACATGCCGGGGGCGGTCAGGGCTCTGCGGTTTTGCTCACGGCCATGATGAACCGCGTGACCACCGTGGGTTCTGCAAACGACTCGGTGCTGCTGCCGGTTTCCAAGCCGGGCATGAACATCACGGTCACGAATGCGGCAGCTGTGAACTCGATGAACGTGTTTCCGCAGAGCGGCGACGCGATCAACGCGCTCAGTGCCAATGCGGCGTTCGCCGTGGCGGCAGGAAAGACGGCGACATTCTACTGCTACACCGCCGGGCAGTGGCACACGATCCTGAGCGCATGATCATGACGAAGATCCGACCATCCAAAGTGCCGGGGAAGAAAGCCGGGCCGAACGGCAGTTTTCCTATCGGCGACAAGAAGCACGCGCGGCTCGCGATCGGCGGGGCCACGCGTTCGTTCAATGCTGGCAATATCAGCAAGGGCGAGGAAGAAAGCATCAAGTCAAAGGCGCGCGCAAAGCTCGGCGAGAGGCGGAGCACGATGGCGCAGAGCGAGTCTTCTGATCCGGCTCCGCGCAAGACCTACACCAAGAAAAACGACACGCCGAACCACACCGTGGCGATGGGGAAGACTGGTCATGTCAGCTATCGGTAAGGCCGTCCTCTGAGAATGAACCGCCGACTATGCAAGAGAGCTGGAAGCGCTGTGGCTGTCGCGAAGTTCACGAAGCCAGGAAGTTAGCGCAGATGGATCGAGCCCCCACTCTAAGCCGGGCACTTGATGAAGCGACCGGTCTTCGGATCGTGGCAGTGCTTGGGCGCTGGCGCCGGGGTTGTCTTACATAAAGCGGTCGCGACGAACTTGCCCGACGAGTCGTGACACTTACCCTTCGCGTCGAGCGTGTACAGCTTCGGCGAGGCCGTGTCGGCCAGGCCGACGCTCGTAACAAGAGCGAGCGCGCCGAACGCCAAGATCAATCTTCGCATTGCATGTTCCCGTCTGAACTGAAGTTCAGCCTAGCACGCCGCGCGCGTAAGATCGATTGCGGCGGCTCGGCAGATTTCCAACAACAACCCCTGAACCAGAGGACCCAACCATGCCCGAGGCAGTCGTCATGGCCGAACCGGCCTATCGCAAGAAGCAAAAATTGAGCGCGCAAGAGGAGGCTCCTAGGACGGAGCTTCTCCAGGATGGGTCGCAAGCGATGGCTGGTACTGACGCACCGCGTGACGGTTACGTCCTTGCGCGCGTGCTACCGAATGGGCACGGACAGATCCATACCGGACGGCTGAATGCCAAAGGCGAGCCGGTGCGCCCGCCGAAAATTGATTTCGATAGCGCGCATGTCTTGCGGGAACTGGTGAGGATCCGGCAGCTCAGAAGCGCGCGCGAGAACAACCTGCAGCCGAGCGACGGGCGGTACCAGAAGATGACCGCCGACGAGCATCACCGCGCCTACAACGCAGTGCTCGCGCAGGCCCGTGCGCAATGCGGAATGTGCTACGCCCGGGGCGAAACGATCGAGCTGCCGCATGCGTCGGCCTACGATCTCGAGGACAAGGGTTGGGTCGAGATTCTCACGAGCTAAAGTCCGTGGGCATCCGACATCTCTTCACCTCGTCGGCCGGGGTTCAGCACTACATCGAAGACGACGGCGAACACGAGGCGGGGAAATTCCGCATCCACTCGCGTTTTCCCTTCGATTCCGAAGTGCTCGAGAAGAACAAGGCGATGGCGACGCATAATGACGGTTACAACGCCGATCGTTCCATGCGTCGCGTCGCCTCTATTCCGGTCGGGCTTCTCCTTTATTGGAGAAGTGTCGAGGGTTGGGACGCGCTCCATCCGCACAACGCCAACAAGCTGAAAGAAAAGCTGAACTCGAGCGAATTCTTGTGGCTCAGAACCGCACCGGGGAAATTGTGAGATGGCATCCGGCGTTCTGATCACCAGCTACGCGAACCTACAGACCGAGCTCGGCAACTGGCTGTTCAATCGCACTGATGTGACGAGCGAGCTTCCGACCTTCATTGCCAATGCGGAAGCGGAGATGAACAGGAAGCTGCATACGCGGCTCGGCGAGACGCGCATCGTGTTCACAATCTCCGCAGAGACAGCAGCTGTTCCGGCTGATTTCAATGGCGCGGTGTCGTTTCTCACCACCAATGTGGATGGATCGAAAGGTGAGCTTCAATTTGTAACTCCCGATGGCCTCAACCTGATGCAGGATGGGGACAACGCGAGCGTCGATACCGATCCGCCGCAGGCTTACACGGTGGAAGGCGGCAATTTCCGCTTCTGGCCGATCCCGACGAGTTCGCTCACGGCGGAGCTCACCTACCGCCAGAAGATTCCGGCGCTCTCGAATTCGAACACAAGCAACTGGGTGCTGGCGAGCCATCCCGACGCCTATCTCTACGGCGCATTGGCCGAGGCCTATGTCTGGCTGCGCGACCTCCAGAGCGCGCAAGCCGCGACGCAGAAATTTCAAGCCATCCTCGATGACATGGAGTTCAATTCGTATGCCTTCGAAGCCCTTGCCACGAACCTCACGCCGCAGCCCGGCTGCACGGTCATTTGAGGTGAGCAACAGTCTTGATCAGCCAGCGCGCGACAGCGCAGCGGATGCGCTTGCAAAGATCGCCAAGCACGAGGCCGTTTGTGCTGAACGTTATAGCCAGGTCGCGGAGAACCTGGCGGCGCTCCGGACAGGCGTTGAAGGGCTCTACAATCGCTTCTGGCTGGCGGCGATTTCCTGCATCTCGCTGCTTCTGATGGGCTGCGGCGTGCTCATCCGCATCCTGATCATGAAGAGCTAAGCCGATGGGAAGCCCGACCACCAATTACTCCTGGACCAAGCCGACCATCGGCGGCGATGCGAACACGTGGGGATCGGAATTGAACACCGATCTCGACGGGATCGACTCGACGGTTTTTGGGGTCTCTGGCGTCGCCAATGCCGCGCTGCCGAAGGCCGGCGGCACGATGACCGGGGCGGTCACGCTGCAGGCCGGATCGACCGGGGCCGGCGGAGCGCCTGCCTATTTCCAGGCGGGCTCTCTGCTCTCGGCTGTTGCCGCGCATGCCTTCGAATGGGACGGTGCGAGTCTCTATGTGACCCAATCGTCGGGCCCGACGCGGAAGACGATTGCGTATACTGACTCTGCGCTCTCGGGAAACACGACCGGATCGGCGGCCAAGCTGACGACAGCGCGCAACATCGCCATGACCGGCGACGTGGCATGGAACGTCAATTTCGATGGCTCGGGCAATGTCACGGCGGCAGGCACTATTGGCGCCAACGCGGTGACCAATGCCAAGGCCGCGCAGATGGCGGCGAAAACCGTCAAGGGGAACAACACCGGCTCTACAGCGAACTCGACTGACGTAGACGCCAATGGAATCGGGTCCGCGCTGGCTACGCTTCTTGGGCTAGCAGCATCTGCCACCGGGAACAGCGGATCATTCCAGATCGGGAGCTGGCTTGTGCAGTTCGGAGATGGAGGCTCCTGCTCCGGCAACGGATCTCTGGCAGTGACCTATCCAAGCGCGTTTGGGACAAAGACGGTGGCCGTGGCTGTCACGTCAGACCTTTCAAGCGGCTTCGCTGGTGCGTCTGTCAGTGGCACGAATGCGAGCGGTTTCACCTTCCGCAATCCGCAGAACGTCGCCACGAACCACTCTTATTGGATAGCTGTCGGATACTAGATGCTCTTTCCGCTCAAGCTCCCACCCGGCGTTGCTCGTGCCGGAACGGAATATGGCACCAAAGGCCGCTACTATGATGCCTGGCTGGTGCGCTGGACGGATGACGGCACGCTGAAGCCGGTTGGAGGATGGGCGCTCCGCTCGGCCGCTTCCGCCATGAGCGGCGCCGCGCGCGCGCTGCTGACGTGGCGCGACAATACGAACAACACATGGATCATGATCGGCACGCACTCCCATCTTTATGTGAGCGATCGTGCAGGAAGCGTGACGGATGTAACGCCCTCGGGCTTCACGTCAGGACGCGCCGATGCAACGGCGGCAGGAGGCTACGGACAGGGCAATTATCAAGGAGGAGGCAATTACGGCGCTCCGACGCCGGATAACGTCCTGATCCTCGACGCCACCCAATGGACGCTCGACACCTTCGGGCAGAATCCCATCGGGGTCTCGCCCGACGACAACAAGATCTATTCCTGGGATCTGAACACCGGCCATCTGGCAGCACAGCTTTCGAACTCGCCCACCTGTAATGCCATCGTGGTGACGGCCGAGCGTTTCGTCTTCGCTCTCGGTGCTGGCGATAACCGCACGGTTCAATGGTGCGATCAGGAAGCGGATACGGTCTGGACGCCATCGGTGACCAACCAGGCGGGGAATTTCCCGCTGCAGACGCCGGGACGGCTTCTCTGCGGCAAGCCAGTGAAAGGCGGCACTCTGCTCCTGACTGACATCGACGCGCATCTCGCGACCTATATCGGCGGGACTCTGATCTATTCGTTTGATCGTGTGGGCAACGGCTGCGGCGGGGCCTCGCGGCAGTGCATCGCCTCACTTGGTGACGGTTCTGCCGTCTGGATGGGATCGAGCGGCTTCTGGCTGTTCAACGGCTATGTGCAACCGTTGCCCTGTGATGTCGCCGACCTCGTATTCGCAAACCTCAATTCGCAGCAAATTTCGAAGTGCTATTGCATTCGTGACGCCGCGAATTCGGAAGTGCAATGGTACTACGTCTCGAACGCATCGAATGAGATCGATTCGTGCGTCATCTGGAACTACAAATTCAATTACTGGAACATCGGTCGAAAGGCGCGAACCTGCGGCACCGATCGCGGCGTCTTTCCCTATCCGGTGATGGTCGATAGCGGCGGGATCATCTACAACCACGAATTCGGCTT